CCCGTTATTGCCTTGATCACCTTTAGATCCTGTATAGCCTGTGTTACCTTGGTTACCTTGTGAGCCTGTATAACCTGTGTTACCAGTAGCACCAATAGAGCCTTGATAACCTGCAGATCCACTATAACCTATGCTACCTTGAATACCTTGAGAACCCTGTGAACCGGTATACCCACTATCACCCTTAGAACCAGTATATCCAATATTACCTTGTGATCCTGTATCACCTTTAGAGCCGGTATAACCAAAATCACCTTGGAAACCTTGTGATCCAGTAAACCCTGTTGTACCTGTTTGTCCTGTAGAACCAGTGTAACCTGAATTGCCTTGGATACCTTGTGAACCTGTATACCCTGTGGTACCTGTGGCGCCTATTGATCCGGTAAACCCTGCATTTCCTTGCGAGCCAGTGTAACCTGATACCCCTTGAGCACCTTTAGATCCGGTATACCCATCATTACCTTGTGTACCTTGTGATCCTGTAAACCCTGTAACACCTACTGAACCAGTATATCCAATATTACCTTGAATACCTTGGTTACCTTGTGAGCCAGTATAACCTGTTAAACCAAAAGATCCTGTATAACCAGTAAGACCAAATGAACCAGTATAGCCTGTTAAACCAAAAGAACCGGTATAGCCGGTAAGACCAAATGATCCACCATAACCAATTGAACCGGTATAACCTGTAAGACCAAATGATCCAGTATATCCTGTTAAACCAAATGAACCACCAAAACCAGTTGATCCAGTATAACCAGAATCACCTTTAGATCCTGTATAGCCTATAACACCCTGTGAACCAGTATAGCCTATAACACCCTGTGAACCAGTATAACCAGTTAAACCAAATGAACCTGTATAACCGGTTGAACCAATAGATCCAGTATAACCAGTAGCACCTGTTGCACCATAAACAACAGAAAGGAACAATGATGTTGATTGACTAAAATTAGTATCACCAGTTCCAGCGGCAGATACAAGAGAAACTGGAACAAACCAGTAACTATTAGAAGTACCGGGATTATAATTTTTAGGAGTTGCTGTAATTAAGAAGTGCTGATTGTTTTCAGAACTTGTAATATCTTGAATAATAAGTGGTTGTTGATTAGCAAGTAATCCAAGATAAAGATCAATATCAACTGGTACTGCATCTGATGTATAATGACTTACATAAAGGCCGGTTGCTGATATTTGAGAAGGACTATTATATGTAAAATAACCAGAACCAGGATATGCATTAGCAGTACTTGTTGTATTTGCATGGTAAGAGAATGTAGTTGTAGAAGAACCTGAAGGACCAGTATCACCCTTTGATCCTGTATAACCTAAAGAACCTACGTAGCCAATACCTGCAGATCCAGCAAAACCTACAGATCCAAGATAGCCAGAAGAACCAAAATAACCTGAAGAACCTTGAAATCCTAATGAACCTTGATAACCGAGCGCGCCAACTGAAACCCACTCAGCACCATTAAACACCCAGTTTCTACCACCGGTTGTTGCTGTCTGACCTTGATATGGATTTGAAGGAAAACTTAATGCCATGTATTGATTACTTTATATAATTACATTATTAATATTTATTGGTGCCATTTTATGCCCATGTCCCAGTCACTGAATTTGACTTATTATCATCACCTAGCAATTCTAATGTAACCGATGAAAGGGCAAGTAATGTAAGTGATGTAGGTGAGTGATCTGAATCGTATTGGGGTATTAAAGTACCACCATTTGCAACATTAATCACACCTTGTACATTGAAAATTAAATATGTCTTGTTAAAGTTAGTTACAGGATTAGATGATGAATTTGCAGTAAACCCGCTTGTTAATCTAAATGCTTGATAATCAGCAGCAGAGCCTGATACTGTTTCTGTAGCACTAACTAGAGTAGATGTTTGATAGTATACACTAGATAAGTTTGCAGTGCCACCAAAACCAAATCCCATATTACCTGCACCTGCAGGACCACCACCAGTATATGTCATTGAACCTGACATAGAAATAGCATATCTAGAATTATTAGCAACTTGAACACCAACTCCAAATAAACTTTGCGCAGATGTAGAAGTAGCATTTAATGATAGATTAGCACCTAAAGCAAAATGTTGATTGGTCCATTGCCAATAAACATTACCAGTAGCATCACTTGACATTAATACTTGTTTAGGACTGCCTAATGATCCATTAGCACTTATGTAATTTGTAAACACAGTATTTGTGGTTACTGATGATGAAGTGATAGTTGTGTTCTGTGTACCATATCCCGCAATATATGAATTTGATGTCATACCAATTGCAGTAACTGTAGCAACTTCACTAATAACATTTGATCCAAGTGGTGTTGTCCATAATGCAATTACAGAACCTGTTTGAACATCTGAAAAGCTGTCAATTGATCTGAAATCAATACGTGCTGAACCCTGACCACCAAAACCAGTTGTCCTATAACCATTACCAGAAATACGAAGAATAATATCATTGGCTTGAAGACCAGTTGGATTAGAAATTGTTCCTCTTGCAGTACGAGCAGCAATACTGATATATGTACCATTGCCATACGAGTCAAAAACAGTTCTGTTAGAAACATTGGCTGAATTAATAGTGTAAATTGTTGTGCCATTATAGGTGAACGGTTGAGGAGTTCCTAATTGACTTTGAATTGTAAATGGCGCTGTGTTTGTTTGAGCAATTGGATTGATAATCTGAAGATTATTTTGAATAGTAGTCAGACCAGTATTGCTTACAAAGAATGCAGTCTGCGCAGAATTAGCAACAGCATTACCAATACCCATATTTGAATTGAAGTAAAGAAGCTGTTGAGTATTTGCTAATTTAACTTGATAGTTTTGAAGAATAATACCACCAGCATTGAATCCTGCATTAGGATTAAATTGTGTGTTAGATCCTGTTCCTGATGTAATATAGAAAATACTATTTGCAACAGAAAGAACCTGAGTGGTATTTGTCAATACATCAGTAAACGTAACTGAGTTAGAACCAAGATAAAGTGAAGCCCAAGAGAATGTTGAATTACCTAGTGTAAACACATTTGATTGTGAAGGAATAATGTTGGAAGGAACAGCTAATAGATTAGCTTGAATGCCCTGTGATCCAGTATAGCCAATTGCAACAGAGGCACCAGATGATCCTGTATAACCAGTAGCCCCAGTTGGACCAAAACCACCACCATTAATACCAATCCATGTATTAGCTGGTTCATAAAATGCATTAAAGATAGCATTATTAGTATCGAACCACAGCAGGCCAGTGTATGTGGGAGACGGGGGAGTATCACCAAATACAACGTTGGCCTGCTGTGTGTCACCTTTAGATCCTGAATATCCGGTAGAACCTAAATATCCAACACCTATTGAGCCTGTATAACCAATAGAACCAATATAACCAGTTACACCTTGTGAACCAGTATAACCTAAATCACCTTTAGAACCTGTGTATCCAAGGCTACCTAATGAACCAGTATAACCAATAACACCTTGAATACCTTGTGATCCGGTTGATCCAACATAACCGGTTGCACCTATAGAACCAATAAACCCAGTAGTTCCTTGATCACCTTTAGAACCGGTATAGCCATCGACACCTTGGATACCCTGAGAGCCGGTGTATCCAGAAGCACCAATTGATCCTGTATAACCTGTAGCGCCTTGATCACCTTTGGATCCTACAAAGCCAGTGTTACCTTGTGTACCCTGAGATCCGGTGTAACCATTATTACCTTGGTCACCTTTAGATCCGGTATAGCCTGTAAAGCCTTGTGAACCAATTGAACCTACGTAACCAGTATCGCCTTGAGAACCTGTAGATCCTACGTAGCCTAAGTCACCTTGGTTACCTTTAGAGCCAGTATAACCTGTAGTACCTTGTGAGCCAACCGAACCTACATAACCGGTGGCACCAATAGAACCTGTGTAACCAATATTACCCTGATCACCTTTAGAACCAGTATAACCCATGTTACCAGTTGCACCAATAGAACCGGTATAGCCTGTTAAACCGATAGATCCAGTATATCCTATATCACCAGTTGAACCAACATAACCAATATTACCTTGAGAACCAGTATATCCAATATCACCTTTAGACCCTGTGTAACCAGTATTACCTAAAGAACCAGTATAACCTATATCACCTTGAGAGCCTGTATAACCTATTACACCCTGTGAACCAACGTATCCAGTATCACCTTTAGAACCTGTATAACCAAAATCGCCTCTATCACCAGTTACTGCAAATGTTAAAATAACATTTTGACTTGGTGCAAATGAAGTTGCAGAGCCAGAAAGATAAGAAACTGGAATAGTTAGATAAGGGTATGAATAAGAGTGGTTGCCTGTAATAGCAAACATAGAATAGTCTGCATTATTAGCACTATCTTTAACAAGAAAATGACCTTTAATTGATGATGTAGATGCATCAATAGTCAATAAGAAGTTATAGGCATTAGCACCATAATTATCGTTCTGGTTAATATAAAGATATGAAGCAGAAGATAAATCTGCATTATTAAATTTAACATGACCAGTACCAGGATTAGAATTATCAACAGCGGTATTAAAGATATAGTCTACTGTTTCACCACCAAAGTTGCCTTGTGGTCCTTGGGGGCCGATAGAACCTACGTAACCAATATCACCTTTAGAACCAACATACCCTAATGAACCAGTGTAGCCTATGTTACCTTGAGAACCAGTATATCCGATATCTCCCTGTGATCCAGTGTAACCTTTGTCACCTTGTGAGCCTGAATATCCAATATTACCTTGAGAACCAGTATAACCAATATCTCCTTTAGAACCGGTATAACCAGTAAATCCTTGATCACCTTGTGACCCGGTATAACCTACATTACCAGTAGCACCAATAGAACCTACGTAACCTGTTACACCTTGAGAACCAGTGTACCCATCAACACCCTGATTACCTCTAGAACCAACATATCCTGTTAGACCTGTTGCACCTATAGATCCTGTATAGCCGTTATTTCCTTGATCACCTTTGGAACCTGTATAACCAGCATTACCCTGATCACCTTTAGATCCAGTATAACCTACATTACCAGTTGCACCAATAGAACCTATATAACCAGATGCTCCTTGAATACCTTGTGAACCAGTATATCCGATATCACCTTGTGATCCTGTATAGCCTGTTAATGAAGCAGCAGATGACCAATATGCTTTTGATCCACTAGAAACTAATATTTGTCCAGGTGTACCAAAAGAACCGTTTGCATTAATACCATAAACAAATATATTTGCAAATGTTGAATTACCAGTAACTGTAATATTAGTAACATTAGCAGTATTAATAAAAGCTGTATTGGTTGTAGATGTATTAACATTAGCAGTATTAATAATAGCAGTATTCGTAGTAGACGAATTTACGTTGGCAGTATTAATAATAGCTGTATTGGTGCTAGATGTATTAATATTAGCGGTTGAAATAGTAGCTGTATTAGTAGATAAAGATGAAGTAGTAGATGCTGCCTGACCTGTCTTTGTCCAAGTATTTTGAGCAGCATTAAAGATCCAACTGAAACCACCGGTTGTTACTGTATCACCATTAGCCCATGGAGGAGGTGGAAATTGAGGGAGTGTTCCGTATGCTGTTGCCATTTAATTATGATCCTGTATACGGAAGAAAGTCATACCAGGAACCATACCCTGGATATTGTGGAAATAATTCTACCCACATATATGGTTTTTGTGCATTAGTATCAAACCATATATCACCAACTAAATTATTACCCGATGGGCTTGTATCACTGCCAGTATATCTTGTATGCCAATATGCACCCATGCTATTAGTCACAAGTATTTGACCAACGGAACCGATGCTTCCGTTGGCTATTAATGCGTTGATTGTAAGATTTGCTGATACATTCAGATTGGTATTATTGGCACCAATTTCAAATACTTTGCTGCCGTCTGAGGAATATAAAATTCCATCAGCCATATTTAAGGCCAACTCACCAATTGTTAAATTTGATAAGGTTGGTACACGCCCTGGAACGGACGTACGCTTAATCTGAATTAAATTACCAGCCATATGGCCCTCTTACAAACAGTATATACTGTAAGACTAAAATTATAAATTAAAACTCATTATCACTTTTTTTAGATTTAGAATCAACTTTATTTAAAGCTTCATCTAAACTTTCTTGAAGTTCTTTTACTCTACTATTTAGTGAGTCATTTAACTTCGCGTAGTAAGTGATCTGAGCTGACTGAAGAATGTTTGTCTTAGTCAGCTCAGATACTGAGTTTGTTAATTTCTCTACATATAAATTAAAAAGTTCCGCTTGATCCATAATATAAATTCCTTTTATTTATTATGAGAATGTTCCACCATCGATAGAAGCCCAAGAAACGCCGCCCATACCGTCTGTTTGTAATACGTATCCGCTGTTTGATCCAGAAGATAGTTTAGTTAAGCCAGTTGTGGCATTACCAAGTAGCAAGTCACCATCTGCATATGAATTAAATCCAGTACCACCAGAATCATATGCAAGAGGAGTAGTTAATGATAATGTATTTGCAACAAAGTGTACTTCTAGTGTATTATTAGCAGTAATATTTAATACTGTACCGTTAGATGCTAATGCACCAGAAAGTAAGTATGCTTGTAAAGTTGCAGTTGTTGTTTCATTGAAATTTACAAGTGGATTTGGATCATTATCAAGATGTTGGAATAGCTTGTAGATCTTGTCTGATGCATCTCTTACTAGACCAGTATACTGTACATTTACACCATCATAGTAGTCTGCAAAGAAACCAATATCAAGAACGTCTGATACATGGTTATTTGTACCAAGATGTAGTAATGGATCACTTACTTGGATAGATTCAATGTTAGAAGAAATTACGTTACCAGTAACAAGAAGGTTACCACCAACTACTAAGTCGTGATAAATTGTTGCATTATTACCAGTAATAGATGTGTTAGAAACGATACTTGTAAAGTTACCAGTTTTGAATGTAACATCAGCAGTTGTTTCAACGTTCTGACCAATGTAAATACCATCCATACCAAGATGAATGCCATTACCTGATGCAATCTTAACACGGATAGTTGGAGCAGTTGCTGATCCATCTACTACTATTGAATAGTCAGAATTGGATATAGAACCTACTAGATTGTTATATGCCCATGAAGTGGCGTTGCTGTAAGCATCGCTAGCTTTCATATCTGCATAGCTGCTAGCCCAAGCAGTAGCATTTGTGTAGGCATCGCCTGCCTTCATATCAGCATAATTGCCTGCCCAGTTTGTAGCATTAGCATATGCATTTTGTGCATAAACTACAGCATTAGCAAATGCACTACCAGCAACCATATCAGCATAATTCTTAGACCATGCTGTTGAGTTTGCATATGCATCGCCTGCTTTCATGTCAGCATAATTGGCAGCCCATGAAGTAGCATTAGTATAAGCAGCATCTGATCTTAATACTGAGTTAGCAAAAGCAGCTGCAGCAGCTTGATCAGCATAGTTTGCAGCATTAGCAAATGCGTTACCAGCTTTCATATCTGCATATTGAGCAGCCCAAGCAGTTGCGTTTGTATAAGCTGCGTTTGTTCTTAATACTGAGTTAGCAAAAGCAGAAGCAGCTGCTGCATACGCATAGTTATTAGCTGTATCATAGATGTTAGAAAGAGTTTGTCCACCTAATTTTGCAGCATTAACTGATGTTAAGCCATAACCATTACCTGATAGAATGCCTGAACCAACATAAAGGTTATCAATGGTAACGTTAGCACCAGAGAAATATAAGTTACCAGAAAGAGTTCTTGAATCTGTATTTTGGACATATTCTGGTCCAACAGAAAGCATATTTGGGTCAACCCAGTATGTCTTACCTGAACCATCAACAGATAGCAAGTATCCAGCACCTGGACTATAAACGCCATTTGCTGTAATAGATGTTGCAATTAGATTACTTGTAACTACATAATCAATACCACCAGTGCTGTTAGCAACTAATGCTTGATTAGCAGTAAGATACCCAGGATTCTGTGTGCCACCAATAGCAGTAACAGTACCATAAGCACCAATATAAAGTTTACCTGTTGTATTTGACCAGGCTAATTCACCTACATTTAGCGTAGATGGCTTAGCTACTGTATTAGAACGTTTAATTTGAATTAAATTGCCTACAGCTGACATCTTGGACTCCCCGTCTCAATAGTTATTGTTATTATTAATAGTATTATATTTTGTATTTATAAAAAAAAGTATTTGTATTATGTAAAAGTACCGCCATCCATCACTGTATTAGAAAGTGAGGTATCTGAAACCGACACTGGTAAAACGAAATATCTATCATAATCTGCACGATATGTTAGTACAGAATTATTAGCTGGCTGTGCAGGAAGACCAGGAATTCCAGTAACATTGTTAGCATCTACGTCTGTTAAATTTGATAATTTAAATGAATTCCAAAATACTGTACTACCATTAGAAAATAATATTTGACCATTAGAACCACCAGATCCATTTGCAACAATAGTAGCTGTTGAAGCTATTACTATATTGCCATTAAATGTAGATGTACCAGAAAATGATCCGCTGGATACAGAGGTAGGTGAGAAATCAGACCAATTTCCTTCTGCATTAGGCATTGCACCTGTTGCAGGATCTCTAGATTGTCCAGAAAGTAGTACGTACTTATAGTAACCACCAGATGTTCTTGTAGCACCACCTGCAGAGTAACCGGTTTTTACATATGCAAGCATACCTTCTTGAAGACGCTGGCCAGGTATATCTGTAAGTCTATCATTTACATCCCCTGATACTTGTCTCAGACCGCCGCGTATTTCAGTATCAAGAACAATAGGAATTGTATTGGAAGCAGCGCTCCAAGTACCAGGCCATTGATTTCGAGTTAAACCACTATAATCGGTAGTCATTATGAGATACTCACATAAGTTGTACCTGGTTGAAGAGTAATGCCGTATAAGTTATATGACTCAGCATTATATCCTGGTAGAGGTGAATCTGGTTGTAATGCAACGGTACTTGTAACATAAGAAACACCACTTAACAATGCAGCACTTGCACCAGTTTGAAATGTTGTTGGCTGTGATGCTGATGCTCTTACTGCTAACCAAAATTCTTGAGGTGTGCCTTGAGAATTTGTTACGTTACCTGCAAAAGTCTTTTGTTGGTTACCTAATACGTTTACTGAACCTTTAAATCCAGTACCGCTTACTATGTCTGATCTTGCAGGCGGACTTGATGCACTTGAAGTAAATAGCCACACTGAAGGATATGTAAAGGATGCAGAAACAGCAGAAGATCCACTTAGTGTAGCAGTATAGCTTGTTCCAGTTACAGTAGAAGGCCTTGTAAATGTTGTTGTTACGCTAACTGATCTTGTAGTACCTGTATTATCTTTATGAATATTACTTGTAAAGTTTAATGTACCAGCCCCTGTTTCACTAGAAGGAGTTGCATTTGTACCTGTTACTGCATGTGAATAATTCGATGATGTTGTAATACCAGTTACGCTAATGCTATATGGTGTAGAAGCGTATGAACTAAGGAATGTAGAACCACTTAATGCAGTAGTAGAAACACTTAAAGTTGGTGTAGCCCAGTTAACACTAAATGATGCACTGGATGAATTATATTGAGAAGATGTACCGTTATTATTAGCAACAAAACTAACTGTACCAGATGCTGAACCACCGGTAATTGTAGAGCTTGAACTGTAAATATAACCAGAGCCTAATGTGAATGATTGAGACCAGCTAACACCACCTGCAGGTGTTGGTGATTTAGAACCAGCAGTAAATGTACTAAGAGAACTTACATTTCCTGTTACTGCAGTTATACTATAAACATTACTAATATATTCTGTTGTAAAATCTGAAGGATTAGTTACTGATACACTAAATCCAGTAGCAGGAACATCCCAGTTTAACGATGATCCTGGATTAATAGAAGCAGATAAACCTGGAGTAAAAGAAGCAAGTGTAAATTGTAGTGCTCCACCTACAAATGCAGTTGTTCTTACTGGATAAGTAATACCGTTTTCTTGAAACCCTGTAACACTTCTGTTAGAACCGCTTGTGGTAAAAACTAACGGTGAAGGATTAGATGGTGTAGCTATACCCCAATATACTGCGGTACCATTTGAAATAAGTGATTGACCAGCAGAACCTAATTGACCGTTAGCAACAATAGAAGATGTATTTGATAATACTATACTGCCAGTAAATATTGCAGTATTTGAAAATGTTACATTACCATTATATAATACGGATGATGTATCCGTAAATAATACATTACCGGTAAATGTGGTAGTATTAGCAAATGCAGCACTACCATAAAATAAATTTGTGCCATTTGATATTAAATAAGAGGTATTAGAAAACGTAACATTGGCATTAAATAATACATTACCATTTGAAGTAATGCTAGAAGTATTGGAAAACATAACATTAGCATCAAATGTTACGTTAGCATTAAATATAGTATCAGTTTCAGTTGTTACGTAGACATTAGCTGCAAGACCGCCGAGATATAATGCATTATTAGAGGTTGCATTATAAAATGTAGCATTTATAGTAGAAAAATACGATGAGTTGCCAACTTCTAACCCTAGGTCAGAATTAATAATTACGGCGCCAGTTATAGCGTCGATGTAAATAATAGAAATAAGATCTGCTAAGGACTGGTTACTGCGTATTGCCATAATTTTTCTTTAATATTATTGTATTTTATAGTTATTTATGAAAATGGCAAACAGTTAACCGCCGAGAGGTGATGTTGTATCACCACTTCCTGCACTAATAGTAGCTCCACAACCACAAACACTTCCAACTACTGCTACTACTGCACCCTCACATGTAAATTTATTAGAGCCTGTAGTTATGGATGTTATTCCATGACCAGGAATGGGACATGAATGTAAGTCGCCTATTCTAGCCACTAATATTCCATTTACTTTTGTTAACGATGCAGAGCTGATTATAGAACCACCATGATCACTAGGATCACCAAGTCTGGCAACTGCAGGCATTAATAATAGCTTTCAAAGTCTTCTTTAATTGCTCTAATATGATTAGCAATTTCTTCTGCATGAGGATGTAAAGCTTTTGGTAAAGCTGGTTTAATATCTTCACCAGCTCTTGCTTTTGCTCTCAATTTTGTACCTGACATTCCTTCAGTTCCTTCAGAATCCGGATCTCTTTGACCGGCAGAAACAACTTTTATTGAATCAAATTTATAGTGACCGTGCGGGCCTGTTTTACCATTATATTTGTTAATAAGTGACTCATATTCTCCAACACGATCAGAACCAGCAACCATTGTAAGATGTCTTACACCTTGTTTATGTAGTTTAGCTAGATGGTGTAGCAGTGTTGGTTCTTCTGGGGTTGTATGAGATACACGTGTACCTTTTGCAGCTACTTTCTTTATAAATTTAACTTTTTTAGAAAGCGGTAAAGGATTTTTACTTGTACCTTCAGAATGAGTAGTAACAACATGCGCTTCTGCACCTTGTTCTTTTGCTAGATCTTCTGTTTTATGAATTAATTTTTCATGGCCAATTGTAGGTGCATTAAATCTTCCATATGCCAAAACAACATGTTTATTTCTTTTCATTTCAGAAAGATAATTTAAAAATGTTTTCATTATTTTACCCAATCTTTTGGTTTATTAAAATTGGCTTGTGAAAATTCTGATCTATTAACCATTTTAATAATACGACCCTTATGTTTTACAACATAACCTTCAGGATCTGTTGGCTTATCTTCTATTGATTGTGACATAGGATTAGATGATTTTTGTGCTCTATGTAAACCTTTTGTAAGAATATCTTTTGCAGCTTGAATATGACTATGAATATCTAATGCAGCTTTAAAATGTTTTTCATGAACATCATGATAAGCCAGAGCAGCAGTCATTGCTTCAGTCTTACGCTGTTTAGCAGCAGGCGTAGATACCTTATCTACTTCTTTTTGCATGCGGGTTTTGATATGTTCTCTCAACCCTTTTGTAGTAGGTTTCTCGCCAGTACGAACTGTTTTATTAATATAAGTATCAAAATGATCTTGATGTTTATTAATAATATCGTGATGTTCTGGCGGCAACTTATTATGAATCTCTTCAGCTTTAGCTAAATGATCTTCAACAGCTTTTGATTCTTCTGGTGTAATATTTTTCATGATAATTTAGCCTCAGGAGATATCATATGAACATCAGGGTGTTTTTTAAATTGAGAGTGATCGGTAAGAGGTGATGCATGAAGGGTACCAGGATGATCAGGATCACCTTCAATCTTTGTATGTACAGCGATTCCCATTTTAGAACGAGCTGCTTTTTTACCTTCTTCAGAATTTTTCTTTATATGATATTTTATAGTATTTGGTTTGAATGTAATTTCATCATTTGATTCTTTACGTTCTGATTCATCATGCATATAGTCACCTTGGAAAATACCTTTCTTAGGGGTAACTTTAGGTAAATGGTTTAATGCATGATGTAATTTTTGCGCAAGTCCATAAGAATGGCCATAATGCTGTTCAATTTCTTCATGAGAGGTTGCTAACTTTGGTGTTTTACCGTATGCACCATGTTTAGTTGCAACAAAGAATTTACCAGTCTTAGGATGATGACCAAATACAATAGCGGGCGCACCATCAAGCTTAGTTGATGTATGCGTATCATTATCTGTTCTACCTGACTTCAACCCTTTATGAATAGCTCTTAAAGCCGATACGGTATGTGCAAAACCTTCTTTGCTTCTTACAGCATTATCTTCAGGATGTTCTTGATGTTTGGCGGAAGCAACACCTGATGTATCTTCTGCTATGAAGGATAAAAATGTTTTCATTCTTTTAACTCTTTAATATTACCAAATTTTGCATTCACTTGAGGGCTGCCGAATGCACCATGTGTCGTTCTATGTTCAACCGTTGCAATATGATTACCTTTTTCATCATGAAAGTGTACAAGATTACCAGATACAGTTGCTTTTAATTTTTTAGCATTTGTAATAGCTTTAAAGTGTGACATATTAGCTTGAGGGGTTGCAGAACCACCTTTTTCACCTTTCACATAATCATAAGGTAAATCAGGTTTACCTTTTAATAGATATTGAAGATGCTTTTGCTTTTCTTTGTGTGAAAGATTATTAAAGGTTTCACCGTGATGACTAGCTGCAGCAGCCTGTGTTTCTGAATTTATTTTTTTAATTTTAGGATTATCTCTGACAGCTTTGATTTCGGCGCCTGATTTACCTTCAAGGCCTGCTCTCTTCAAACCTTTTTTCCAAATATCATTTAATTTAGTTTTAATACCAGCTTTTTGATCAAAGGCATTAACAGTATTATTAGAGGCTGTGCCAGATGTGGCTTTTAGAGAAGCACCGTGAACAAAATGACCACCATCTTTAGTCTTTACATTATCTGCATGAACAATTAAATCATGAGGATTGTTGCCTCTATCAACCGTCTTACCAATTGATTTATCAATGCCTTGATTAGTATGATGGACTCTAGTAATTTGATTTCTTTTAATGCCGTGATTTTTTTCTAGACTATTCAAATATGCTTCAGCTGAATCTCTAGCTTTTTTCTCAACATCCTCTCGAGCCTCAGGAGGAAGCTTGTCCATATTTTCTTTATGTGTTTTTTTAACTTCAGCAATATGTCTTTGATATTCATCATCGTCATTGTTTGCTGCAGCAGTATTATTGTGAATATGAAGCACTGTAGCAGCTTCATAAGCATTACCCATAGCTGTATTATTGCTGCTGCCACCTATTTTAGCTTTTGCCTCAATAATATATGATAAGAATGTTTTCATGGAAATATTCCGATTAAGATAATTTTTAATATAATATTTAGGCAAACAAAAAAAAGAGGGCCTAAAGAGGCCCTCTTGAATGACTATTCGTATAAATTAGATATTGTGAGTTTTTACATCTTCTTTATGATCAGCATGAATCATACTAAGAATTTCTGGGTGAACTTCTTTATCTGCTGCTTTTTTAACCTGAACCATTGACATTGTTTTACCACCATGCTCTAGATGTATATCATGGTTTTTTCCAGTAGCAGTATCATGTACTGTATAATGGTGACTTTCACCATGATCGCCACCGCGTATAAAAACATGCTGTGTACCATGAGATCCTACATGATTGCATCCCCATCCATTTTTTCTATTGCTTTTGTAGCCTTAGCTAGTGATTCTGAAAGAGTTTCCACCCCTTCTCCGACAAGTTGCTTTGAAATAAACTGAGCATAGAAAGAAACATTATCTTCTTTATAATGCTTAGTATTAAAAGCAGGTTGTTTCATAGGTGTAATTTTATCCATATTACCTGGCTTTTTAGATGATGTTGGATCAATGTGTTTTCCTTCACCAGGTTTTGCTTTAGAAGGTGCAGGGTCGGTATGCTTTTCTTCACCAGGCTTAGCTTTAGGGGGAGCAGGGTGGATCAATCTTGTTGTGCCAGTATTTTTTGGACGCATTGGATCAATATGATCATATTGACCAGGTTTTGCTTTAGGTCCCATAGACTTTTCGTCTATTTGATCATTATCAATAATATTTTCAATAGCATTTACTTCAGCTTCTGAGAATTTAACATCTGCTTCTTCTTTAGTCAATTTATCTACAGCTTTACCAATTCCCTTTGTTCTATTTTTCTGATCACGAACAGTTTTATCCTGTTCTTTATCAGACATATCATCCCAATCTTGGTCATTAGACATCTTGCTTTCTGCATCACTCTTGCTTTGTGCTGCTTTATTAATATAAGAGCCTAATGTACTCTTTTTAAGCTCGTCTATCTGATATACTTCTTCATCCATTTCTCTTCTTTTTTTAGCTCTTGTTCTTTTTAATTCACCCATGTGATATGATAGCTTTTGGCTTAATGGATGATTAGGGCCTACTCTACCACCAGAACGGTTAATCTTTTCTATTTTTTTAGTAATCTCATCAACCTTATCGCTGTGATATTCTGGTTCATCCATGCCAGGATGAGCTTCATTTACAGATTCAATTTCTTTTTCGAGTCTAGCTTCCTTAATGGAACTTTTATCTATTTGACCTGAAATGAATGCTGCGTATTGATCAATTTTGTTATCAACCATGATTTTCTCCTATGAATTAGAATCTATATGATATTTATAGTCCTATCATTTTAGATTGATATTTAAAGGATCCACGATAGTCATTAAGAAGATAGTCAGCTAATATTTCAAAACGAAGAGCGGCATCTTCATCACCGTTATTCTCTAAGTCTGTCTTTGCTTCTTTACAGAACTTAATAATAGATGCGAGAGGTATCTTATCACCATCATTTAGTCCAGCTGCATGAGTCTTACCAGCACGTTGATTCATTTCACACTCCATTTCAATCTTACAATATATTATAACATACATTACAAAAATAAGCAACAAAAAAAGGCGCCTAAGCGCCTTTTCTGCCTGATATCATCAAGTTTTGTATCAGAACTTTACAGTCAAACCAAGCATGAACGCATCACCAGATGCTGTTGGATTAGTAAAGCTTGATGAAGCATCATAGTTACGGTATACCTTTGCACTGACTGAATAGTTAGATGCAAGATCATAAGTTACACCAGTACCAATTTGATGAGTCTGATAACCGTATGTGTTTGTATCAAATGCTGAACGATAACGATATGAAACTGCGTTCCAAGTTAGCTTATCCATAACCTTATAATCTGCACTGCCGTATACTGCATAGTATGGGAAGTTAGTAGTGGTAAACTTCTCACCAACACCAATCTTACCTGTTACAGAAACTCCAGAGAAAGCAGGTAGTGTATATGAAGCTTGTGCTTCAAGATTTTGATTCAATTGTGAACCAGGAACTTGAGTTGTCTGAGCCATACCACCAACAGCAACACCGTTACCTAGCTTATGTGAGTATGTCATTTGATAAATGTCGTCAGTCTTAGAACCAAGATTGCCAACAGCAGTATCCTGGCCATAAGCAGCAGTTAAGCTATCTGTGCTTTCTGCGGTTGCAGTAGCAGCAGCAACAGGAGCAGGTGCAGCTGGTGCCTTCTTTTTGTTTGGAAGATCAGTAGCATATGCGGAAGTTGCGAGCATAACAGCAGCAACAGTAATAAGTAGCTTTTTCATTTAGTAGTCTCCTTAGTGTTAAAAATAGGGGCTAGCCTTCTACGACTAAATTTTTGTGAGAGAGCTTATTCATTCTTGCCCACTGCACGACTAGCCCGATTGCACGTCCATGGGCTTCAATTTCCCAGGGCGTATCCCAGTAATCAACTTTTTCTGTGTTGAATTTTTGCCCATTAAATTTATAGACACTTCGTTCACGTTGAAGTTGATAAAATTCACCTTTTGCCCATTGTTTAACATGTACGAGTTCATGAGCTAGGCTATTTAGCAGAAGTTGAATCTTCTGATCCGGATCTATTTGAATTGTAAAATCAAACGGACGGTAATATTCGTCTTCCCAAATACAGTTACCAAATTGATTAGTCTTTTCAAAAAGATCTTTTTTGAAAATAACTGTAACGTCTAGTTTATCTTGTTTAGGCTTGGTAAAGAACTTATTAAGAGTAAACTCTGCAAGACTGCGCATCATCTTAGCAGACTCTCTACCAATCAAATGTGTATTTTCAAACTTAATCATTACTCTTACCAATCAAAGGGATATTATTAACAATAAATTCAGGACTATCGTCAATCCAAACATCGACGATCCATCCCATATTATTTGTAAATTGTCTCTTCTGTTGATATTCAGTATAGATGACCGGAATAGAAAGTGCAAGATAATTCAATGCTGGATCTTCCATTACTTTCTTACGGAAAGTGACGATACGTATATCATGTCCTCTGTCTTTGGCGTCTTCAATAAACTTATTCCAAAGAGTTGGATCCCGAGTATACGTATCATCAAAGTCTAAAGCAATATTCACTTTTTTGAATATCCCTGACGCTGTCTAATAATAAAGAATCGCACTTCTTGAGCAGAAGCAATCCAGGGCAAACGGGCAGAATGAGGTCTACCGTTTATTGTATAGGTAGCATCAGTACGCTCACATTTAGCGCCATTCAATATAAACTCTTTATGTGCTGCACGAATGTTTTCCATTAGTATAACTTCTTTTCCATAGAGATGGTGATAGACTTATCTGGATGAATATGCTGTTTTACTACACGGTAACCTGCTCGCTGCATAGTACGCATTTTCTTAATAGCGTAATTGAGCTGACCTGTAAAGACGTAAGGTATCTTTGAATTATCCACGAATATATCTCCATTGCTTATATTATAATATAGCATGGATTCCTAATAAAATCAACGGTATTTTTAAAAAATATACCGTTGAAATCATTGACTTTTTTAAGGTTTAGTATTAATAAACGGAGGATTTTGACCAGAAACCATAGTGTTAGGAAGTTTACCATCCCACTTTTGAGCTGTAGTCAATGGTACATATTCTGGATTTTGTTTAAGAGCCATTCCAACTTGAGTTACTGCTGACGCGGTGGCTTTACCGATAGCTTCGATAGCATATGCTTCAGCATTAGCATCTCTTATTGTAAGAAAATCTTTGAAGTAAATATACGCAGAGCCTGCTGCTAGCATTACTACAAAAACAATAAGAGGGGTGAGATACATTAACTTCTTATAAAATCCTGTCTTTCTAATTTCACGTTCTAGTTCTTGTTCAAAGAAAGAACGTATAGTAAGACTATTATGAGATTCTCTTCTTATCTTATCTTCTTCTTCACGCATTTTGCGTTGAAGTTCTTCTGCTTTTTGTTTTTTAATTTCTTCTAACGTAGCCATAATAAACCTCACGCATTCCTATTAATGACAAATAAATTACCTTTATCTGCTTTCAGTAAATATTTATCATAGTTATCTGAAATAAGAAGAGATACTACTTTCCATAAATTCATAGATTGATTTGATATATCTTCTACTACATACCAACCACCGATTTTAATTTTAGAGATACCATACATTAAAACATTTAAATTAGCTTCCGGTGAATGAAGTCCATCATCAATAAAAAGATCTAAATCGTCTGGAAGATTATTAAAAAAGTTATCAATAGTTTCCAGTCTTAATTGATCAACAAAAAATGTTTGTATTCTATCTTCATTAAAAAGAATATTACGGTCAACATCACCGCCATATATTTGAGCATTAGGCAAATAATCTCTAAAAGCTCTAAGAGATGCACCAGGTTTACCATCTGATCCCATATTAGATAGGACCGATGTATTATTGGTGCCCATTCCTATTTCAGCAACAGCTTTAATATTTTCTCTATCATTTAAAATATTAGCATAAAAAATATCATAGTTATGTGAGTTAGACTTATCACTTCCATATGAATTAAAAAGGGTTTTAAGTTCTGCAGTATCCTCTTGCGCAATAGTTTCAATAACTGTATATTCTATAATCTGATGACCAAAAACTTCAGCAATACTTAATAGATTACTAACAAAATTTTTATTACCATCAAGAGCCATACTAAATTTAGTACTATTATCTCCTGAACTATTAGGAATAAAAGGAGTCATAGCATTAATAATTTCTTGTTCAAACATAATTATATTCCTAAGGTGAGATAAGTTCTAAGTCTATTAGAGAAGGAAACTCTTTTATTAAATTATACCAGCAATCTAATGCTATTTCTCTGTGCTCTTTCTGAGTACCGTTAGAACAACGTAACTGACAATAGTGCACCCAGCTTCTAAGAGAACCAGCCATATAAAGACGAGAAACAGTAAGACCTTCAGGAAGAACTGCACGAGCTTGTTCTTTTGCAATACCGTTCTTAATAGCCCAATCATATTCTTTTTGTGCATATTCAATAACTATCTTTTGACGCTCATTCCAACCGTGTTTGAGTTCTGGATCGTCTTTAACTTCAATTGAATTTTGTCTATTTTTTGTATCTTGGAGACGGGCTTCACGAGTGACAAAACCCAAGTCATTTGTCGGATCTGCATAACGTTGAGAAAACTCCTGAAAGGCAAATGAGCGATGTCTAAGGATTTGACGAGCAATGTCTCGAGTTGTATTGATCTCCATTACAACATGAACCATTTCTAATGGCGACCAGTGCTTATTTTTAATAAGATATTTAATAAGCTTTGGTGCTGTCTCTATATTGTTCTGATTGGAGGGATTGGATACACGTGCTACGTAAGCAACAAATTCATTCACGTCTAACCCGCTGGTAGGACGTGTTACTGCAACTATACTAGCATTCATATCAATCCCTCAAGAAATTATATGATTGATACATTATATCTTCACGTATAGGATAAAAATCTTCTCCTGTAACCCCTTGCATAATCCAATCACCCATTGAAGCTTTCATTGTACCTTCGAGTGTATTAATAACTACACATTCGTCATCGCCGCGCTCAAGCTGCATAATAAAAGCTTTATTATTTGTCCATCGACGTAATTCTTCATTAGTAAGCTCAGGAGTATATTGAATTGCTTTTTGATATAATGGTTTCTTTTTAACGAGACATTCTTTAATCATGTTAAATATACTCCACAGGCATAATCATATCAATTACTTGCTTTGGGGATTCTTCTACTTCCCACTGAACACCTGTATAACCACCAAAGATGAATGTCTTAATGTTTCCACCTTCAACGGCAGCATCATAAACAGCAGTAATATGATCTACATTAATATAAATTGGATTGCCTTTATGTGCATCTGCATTGTTTGTAAGCTTAACGAACTTGTTCATAATATATCCTTTGTTAAAAATGGTGCGGATGGTGGGATTCGAACCGACACTTTGGAGATTTTGGTGTCCGTTACTGGATTCGAACCAGTCCTGTAGGCGTTTTAAGCGCCTTGCCTCCTACCACTGGGCTAAACGGACATTATATTTTAAAATTCTTACACTCTTCTAAAGATCTTAAAATAATAAGATTAGGCAAAATAATTTTAAGAGCTTCTATTTTAGTTATTGTTATATTATATACTATATCATTTTTGGGATCAATATAAATGTTATAATCGGTTAAATAAAAATCGGGAAAATAATTGTGTGTTTTTCCTTCTTTATCTAACCATTGAATAGGGTCCTTCGGCCTTATCCAATTAATATTCAATTGATCCAATCTTATTGCTAACTGTTCTTCCCAAGAAGAATCTAATAAAACTTCACTACCATCCTTACAAATATATTTTCTAGTTGATCTTAAAATTCTCCTGTGCTTTGCTTTTAAAGCACTCTCACTCATTAATTTTTTAGATTTATCTGAATGAGTTCTACCTAAAAATGTTTTGTGATCACAATGATTATATTTACCATCTTGCCATGCTTTTTTTATACCTTCTACAGCTTTTTTTCTAGCTTCTGGAGTCTGCATAGATTTAATATTAGTTTTATTTGATTTTTTATATTTTTCTCTATCTAAATTGCTATCACACCATCTGCTATGGTTAGCCATCCAGCCTTTAGGTTTATCATTTAGATCAAACTTAATATTGCAATATTTACAAACACCTCTTTGTTCAGGTAAAATATAATTTCCGTCACATACCATGTGATGTCGATTATAATTGCCTGCTCTATTAGCAAAATAATTATTACATTTATTACACAATGTTTTTTTCATTTTTTGTTTCCTATGGCGCGAACGGAGGGATTCGAACCCCCATTTACAGCTCCAGTTACGTCTAAGGAGGTAGAAGCTCCCCTCGGCTACGTTCGCATATAGGTATTTATATAAAATGAAATCTCTTGCTCTTATTCCAGTTAAGCTATGTGACCATTGGTATTAGTATATATTTACGTCTAACTTCTCTCGGAATAATTTCTTCAATTCTTTCTGAAAAAACTCAGGAGACATTGTCAAGTAGGTACTATAGAGTTCTTCTAAATAATCTCTAACAATGACTGAATATCCACGATCAGTTAAAATATCTATGAGATCGTCGTCTTCTCTACCGTTTTCGATTATCTCATAACCTCGTCTCTCTAGCTCATCTATGAGGTCATAGTCATCGATTGTTTCTAAATCAAAATCAACTTCGGTCGTAACGGTTGGCATTTTAGTCTCCTAGAAATTGGTAGGCGCGCTCGGATTCGAACCAAGTCTAGAACGGTAATCTGCCGCTAAAGGAGATATAAGCTCCTCTCGTGTACCAACACCCACGCCCATAACCTATTTGTACCTTTTATTAATCTCATTAACTCTTATATTAAGATATTCTACTATGATATCTTTTGCAACTGTTTTTTCCGCATGAATAAGAACATTATTAAGCTCGTCAACGAATGCAGCTTTTTTTAAAGCATCAACTGAATAATTATGTGTTTCAGTCCCAGAGAGCCTCATAATACTTACCAAAGAGTTTAAATCCGTTTGTTTTTCTGGCTTGCCAAGCATCGTGACCCTCCTTATCAAAAACGTGAGTATCTAATGGACCTCTTACCATTTCACTATATTTTTCACCATCAACCTCAACTTCTTTAAATTGTAAGTCAATTTTTCCTGAATGAAATTGACTAGATGCATTATCATCTAATTGTTGAGCAAATGCCCAAATCATTTCATCAAGAATCCATTCCCAACGCTTAAAATGGTTATCATCTGTATCCCATTCATTTTCTTTAGGAGGAGCTGATGTAGAACGAAGTTCTTCCGGAACATCATTATCGTCAGTAAAAGGAGAGCCATGCTTTGTTTTTTGTAATTGTACTAGCATCGGATGAATAATAAGAGCAAGAGTATGATCCATGGACCATGTATCCCAGTAATCTAGCTTTACTGAAATTTTACGTTCTTTTTTATCGCTCTTAGGATATTTGCCAATATTTACTTTCATTAGAATACCAACCATCCATTTTTTTCATCAATTGAATATTTCTCTGGTTTAACTAGACCTTTAAGAAACCCATCAGGTGGTAGCATATTGTATTTTGCAACTTTACCTTCTGGTTGTGTTTCTGATACTTTATCTTCTACTGCTGCAACTACAGGTGCAGGGTCAGCAACAAACATATTGAGTCTAAAGAGATTCTGCACACCAAGATAAAAATCTACAGAGATTCCTACTGGGAGATATTCTCTTTGTTCAATAGCTTCCAAAAGATATTTACAAGTATTAGGGGTAATAGCGTATGCATGAGTACCTTCAAATTTATTCATTGGAATTTTTGTAAATACATCATTTATACATTCATAATCATCACGGTGATCAACACGGAATCCTAAGAAAACTATTTCACCATCATTAACTTCAATACCATCAAAATTACGTTTTACGATCGCATCATGTTCAAAGATAGCATAAGCTTTATCTTGCTTAGCAATCTCTTTCCACATTGCAATATGTCCTGCAGTACAAAGTTGTTCTTTAAACCAAATACGAAATACAGGTTCATCAATACGTTCTTGAACAACAGGGTCTATACGAACACCCCATTTCTCTTTAACTTCAGCAACCGTTGTAGGAAGCTTAAATCCGAGAAATGAGGTGACTGGTACGCTATGGTCTATGCAAGACTGCTTACATTGCTCCATGTAGTTAGTAGCTTCAGGGTTATCAATATACAAAATGTAAGCATGTTCAATTTTCATAGATCACCTTTATTGTTTGGTTGCGGGAGATGGATTCGAACCAACGACCTCCGGATTATGAGTCCGGTGCTCTACCTGACTGCGCTATCCCGCGATAAATTAGTCTCAAGCGTCACGTGAGATAAAATGAGTACGAACCTTTTCAGGCTTAAAGTACTTATCAACTACACTAATAACTGTTTCATTTTCAAACGGCTTACATGAAAAAACATCAATATAAAAATTACCATCATTGTCACAGAAATGACCAGTAATGTTTGATGTCTCAATCATTTGACACATGCTGTAGCCAGCTTTGTCTGCTGCATGGGTTGCAAAACGTTCAATCCATGGTTCACCAAAAGCAACCATATCAATGGCCACTACTAATTCTTTAGTAAAATTATAAATGTTGTCTCTTGAACCAATAAGCTCTTTATCGCCAGCTGTACAATCCAATAGAAGATGATAGCCCCAAGTCTTATTCATTTGCAACCCTTTCGCAAAACTATTAAAAATTTATTTATGGCTGGAGGACTAGGATTCGAACCTAGATTGAAGGAGTCAAAGTCCTTAGTACTTCCATTATACGATCCTCCAAAAATAGTCAGTTAATACGCTGACTATTATAATATAGTAATTAATTTAAATTGTCAAGTATTTTTCGGCAGTATGCGGTTTTATTGGATTTAGGGATCAACCCGCTACCGTAATAAGATGCTGCTTTACAGATATCGTTATCTGTTTGATCTAATGCATAACGAAGATAAGCCATGCTATATTCTAAGTTATTCTTAGCATCGTGCAACTCTTCACACTTGCCTTTAAATCCCATGCTCTTGGCTGTTCCACAGCGAATCTGACCTAAGCCATATTCACCTTTTTGACCCATAACATTAGGATTATATTTTGATTCCACATAGATTACAGCATGCGCTAAATCAAATGGAACGTGATGTCTTTCTGCAATAGTTGTAACTAATTCTTTTATATCTAACGATGTATATTTCGATGTATTAGACGATATATTTGACGAAGTATCTTTGGCGTATGATGCAGAAACGGACATACTACACCCCATCACTAGGGCTAATAGTAGTTTCTTCATTGTTTGTCCTTTTGGTTGACATAAGGATACTCTCCTTATGCTTCTCGTGTCAAACAAAACACGATTTATTATTTATTGTTTAATAAATCTGTTAACATCTTGGTGCTGACCCCAAGGTGTATTATGTAGTCTATATGGAATATTTAAAGAAATCACGTCTATTTCTGCATTTTCAAAATGTTTTTGCGTCATTAGATGTGTACAGACTGTGTTTGTTTGAGAATATAATGAGTCAAAATTAAGAATAAAATTAGATACATGCTCAGCTTTTTGATAGTTACTAGCATAAAACACATCATTATGACCACCTTGGTTGTAGTGGTTATAGATGATATAAAATTTATCTAAATCAAATTCAGGCAAATCACCCATTATCTCTAAGTCAGTTCTAGTTTTAATAACTAGATCATACTGTTTACCAGTAATAGCCATATGATGCTTTAATAGATAAAATCCATCAAGCCATTTATAAGTCATCGATAAAATATTTTTAGGGGAAATATATGAATTAGGATAACGTTTTGCTCTCTCAGTAAAATACGGTTCATGAGGATCAAAATATTCATATCTCATTTCAACAGGGTTAAGGAGAGATCTTATCTCATCAGGATCTACATGATTAGAATTTTCATGAAATCCCTTTTCATTCCCCCATTTCCACCAACCTTCGTTCTCCCAACAACTAATAAATATATCAGGATTATACTTATTAATATATTTTTCTGTCATATGAGGAATCATTTGCTTCCAGCATCTCATATGACCGGTTAATATAAGTGCTGTTCTCATAAAAGGCCAACGAAGTCAGAACAAATACCATCACAATCTAAAGAATTAAATGAATTAACATCTCTTATTGTGTATTCAGGCA